ATCCGGTAGCAATGTATTTTGTATTCTCACCATACACAGCATTGCCCCTGTGTGCATGAGTATAAGCTGCTGGCCATATAAGCATTGTATTTGCAGCTGGCTTTATTCTTCTTTGTTGATATAAAAATTCTGTTTCTCCACAAGCATCATCAGACAAGGAATTAAGATAAAGCATAAAAACTAATGAGCGATTATTTTGATGATTATTTCCTTGTTCGTGATGCCAAACGTGATAGCCTTCTCCGTTTTTTGTTTTTTGTATTTTAAAGTTTCTACAAATTACTTTAGTATCTTTTAAGACTGAAAATTTAGTTACATACAAATCGTAACATTTTTGTAATCCTTCAAAAAACATATCGTAAGTATTTTTATTTTCAAAAACATTTAGTTCTAAATTTCTGCCATTGCAAAATAATTGATTATCACTTTTATAATGACCTTCAGTATTTTCACTTTGAAGTCTATTTGTAGTTATCCCTAGTTTTTGATTTGCATTAAATTCTTCTATTAAATGTTTGCAAAAACCATCAGGAAAAACATTTTCAAAAATACCTATAAAATCTTTTTCACTAAAATTCATTTGAATGATGGGCCTGTTATCCAAGTTACTAAAGACTGTCTCGATCCTTTTGTTACAGGTGTAACTTGATGCACTGTCCAAGAAGGAAAAACAATAATTAACCCTCGTTGTTTTTTTATTGTTAAAGGCTCAGATCCTGTAAGTAACTGTAAGTTTCCTCCTTCATATTCTGATGGATCAGTAAGTTGTAATGTAACACTTAATTTACGAGACTGTCCTGCACGACCAAAATCTTGATGCCAACTGTAGAACCCTTCATTTGATTCTTTATAATTTGTAAGTTGTATTGGTTCTCCAAATCCAGTTAAATCAAATTGAAAATACTGAGCATTTAAAGAAGAAATAGCATGATTTAATTTTTCAAAAACCCATCGTGTCTTTTTTTTATTACTAAGCCAAGTTACTTCAGACCTTCTTAAATTATTATTTACTTCACCAATTCCACCTATTTGTCCTGCTGTAGTAGAAGCTTTAGCCATCTCTTGTAAAATATTTAATTCTTGTTCAGTAAACGCTCCTTCCCACCAAGCATGAGTTTCTAGTTTTGTTGAGTAGGGAGTAAGCATGTATTCCATTAAAAAAACCTTTTATTGCAAGATAAAATAAAATGAATAAACTTTGTAGGTTCTTTTGAAAAACTAGTAGTAATCATATGAGGTAGCCAGCTATTAAACATCATCATAGTTCCGGGGATTACATTATTAAAATGTATATGAGAAGTTGCTGAATTTATTTTATCTGTTTGTTCTGGCATTAAACTTGCCATTTTTTTACTAGATCTTGGATCATCAAAAATAGGATAAGATCCTCCTTCAGGAGTTTCTAAAAAATAAAAACCTGATAATTGACTATCTGCATGTATATGCATTATATTGCTACCATTACAATTAAACTCTTGTCCCCACATAGCTTCAACAAAAAACTCATAACTATCTGTTGCATACCCTTGTTCTTTTAATATACTAATACTTTTATCTTTAAAATAAGAAGTTAAAAAATTTAATTCTTTATCTTCGTTCATATCTTGCGTTTGATAAACATTATCTTTTACTTTCTGTTTTACTGCTTCATAATGTTTTTCTGCAATTTTTAAAGTTTTATCAACCCATATAGGAATTTCTTCTCTATAGATTGTAGAACTAAAATAATCAAAACGATTCATTAACTATTAACATAAGCAGTTAGCACATCTGCAAAGTCTTTTACATTTGCACTTGTAATATCAGTAGCTTCTGAAGCTGCTTGAGTTCTTCTGTTTTCTACAAGAACTTCTTTAGCAAGTCTTAATGTTTCCATTTTAATTCGTTTTGCTTCTGCTGTTGCTTGATTAACAGAGCGGTTATCTTCAATTGCGTTTTGCTGATCGACCACTGCTTGCATTTCTGCTGAAAGAGCCATTTGTTTTTCTCCTATTTAAGAAAGATTTTTCATTGGTAGTGAAATGTAATAAGTAGTACCACCATCGGGCGTAAAGAAAAACCAAATGTCGGTAGCATTTGCAGTGGTAGTACGACTAACAGATCCTCCCGGATACTTAAAAGTCCCTCCAGCAAATGCTACAGTTCTATCAGCAGTACTATCATTTGTTAAAACTAAAGTAAATGAACTTCCTCTATTACTAACACTATTAGCAGTAGCGAGTGTAAAAGTACAATTACCATTAAGTGTAGCAGTAAATAAATTACCATCATTTAAATCTATTGTTTGTGATGTTCCGGTGTTTCCTATAGCCACAACTTTATCAGAAAATGTACCAGAAAAAAACTGATTGGTATCAAAAGGAATAACTAAGTTAGCACCTGAGTCTTGTATACCAGTAGTAACTTTAGGAGTTGTAAGTGCTGCACTAGTACTTAACGCCATATTACCTGTACCTGTAGTACCTGTAACTCCGTCTACTAAATTTAATTCAGCTGTTGTGCTTGTTACACCATCTAAAATATTTAGTTCTGCTCCAGTAGCAGTAACACCGTCAAGTGCATTGATAGTAGATGCGCTATCAGCTATATCTCTTGCTCTACTCATTTAAAACTCCTATGGGGCTGTAGGCCAATCATCATCAGACAAATCTGGAAAGGCTGAGTGTTTAGTAATATCCCTCAAGGCTTGCCTGTAAGTAGCCATTGTGTCAGTCATAGTGACATCTGATAAGGCATAAAAGTCGGTGTTTGAAAGAAGAGTATTTCTTTTTTCACGCATAGCGGTAGCTTGATTTGCATTATACTCCGCAATCTCATCCGCAGTTTTTTCAACAACAGTCCACTGATATACCCACGCTCCGTCAACAAGAACTGGTTTGGTAGATTGATTTAATTTTTGTGTCGATAATACTTCAGGTGGTTTTGCGGTTGTAGTTGCGTACACATCATACTCAGCAAGCATTTCTTCTGAAATTTGTTTTGGAAAAGAAGTTTGTGGGTTGTCTCTCCGAAGCTGTCCGATTGAATAGTTCTCAGGCGCGTCGTTGTTTACTTTTATATACATAAATTTACCCTAAATCTGTTTTAGTTGTAGACACATAGTTAGTAAGTTGATTTATACTCATACTAGTTGTACTAACAGTATCGGAGTATCCGGTCATACTTACATTGTTCCAAGAGTAACCAGAAGTCCAACTAGTGCCAATGCCACTGTTTGTCGTAGCTAAAGTGTAAGAGCCATACGTCCCATCGAGCGAAGAATCTAAAGGTCTTTTAACAATATATTTGTAATCACTATTTCTATGACCAAAAATCCAAGCAATGTTATTTACAAAATCATATTTAACGTCACTGTTGTTAGTGTTCATATCAAGACCGGAGATATTTACTTCTAACCCTTGAGCAGTAGTTCCGTTTGGGTAAATAAACTCTAATTTCATCCGGTAAGCAGTTAGAATTACCCATCGGTCGTTTACATTATCCCAATCAATTCTGATAATTTCAGAATCTGAGCTTCTTGACCAAACTACCGACCCTGAACTGTTTAATAAAACCAGAGGGTTATTTCCTCCAGAAAAATCAAACCCACACAAAACATTTCCTGAGTCGTCTGGGCAGACGGCATTAAGTCTACCGCTATAACTGCTACCGTATCCGTCGTCATACTGGAGTCTTCTGCCCCACTCAGTTGAGCCGTTTGATAAATTAAACTTTGTAACTCCTCCTTTCAAGCCAGATTGATAAAAATAGAAGCCTAAATAACCGTAAGTAGGTGTTGAATTATATTGCTCAAAAGCACCACAGGATGGGTAGTAGTTGTAGTTGGTGTTGCCAATGACGTATCTCTTTACATGACTGCCACTGCTTTTATAGGCAACGTTGTATACTGTGCTGTTCCAAGTAGAACTCGGTAGTACACCTCGTGAGAAGTAAGATACTTCATTGGAGGCAGTAGACGTTATATTAGAGGGAAAAGTATCGTTTGTCCCACCACCACTCTTGCAGTAATTTGAAGATAGTAGGTCATTGCTACCCATCTGCCATCGCGAGAGTTGACTAGAACCTGCTGGCCCATAGTTTGGGGTATAAAATCTATCGGTAGTTTCGTCATACATTGCTGAAGTCGGCTCAGTACGATCCGATGCAGACTGACCAGAATTATTCCAGAATAGCTTTGTGCTTAATTGGCTGCCGTCTTGGTCGTAGACCAAAATAGCACTACCAGTGTAGGAGTTTTCTACCTGCTCCTTACCAAACATAACCACATGATCTGAACTTACAGCTATTCTACCAAGCGAAGAAGACCATCCGTATGATCGTGATATATGAGCTTCGTTTACCCAATAAGAAACGCCACTACCAGAACCGGCTTTACCTAGCATTGTAAGAGTTGAAATAAGGCTCACGCTAAAGCATCTCCTGCGAGGAAACCGTACCAAGTGGTACCACCGTCGCGTGTAATAAAACACAATATATCTGTTTCACCTGAAGCTGGAGCATCTGGTGCAGAACCACCTGCCCAATCAACAGCACTGGGCCAAGTAACTGTGCGTGTACCGCTTACTGTTAGCTGTAAAACAAAACCATAGGCAGTTCCACTTGCAGGAGGATTGCTAAACGTAAACGTAGTGTTTGCAGAAATTGTCTTTGAGAAAAAGTTACCTGTTTC